CTTAAGGGGAACTGTATAGGGCTTAGTCCACGAATAGGTATTGTAATTCTCTAGATCATTAAAGCCTTGCTCTTGTCTTCTTTCGTAGGCGTCTTGACTTGTTGAGTTGCTTGAGCCCTCTGTAACCTTATAGTCATTAAAGACAGAACTATCTCCACTTTGTAATTCTTGAGATCTATTTATTGACATTACTAAAACATCTTTCTTGCAATTTTTTTGGCTGATTTTTTAGTTCTCATACCAGGATTTGTATTTATTTCAGAAGTTCTATTCTTAACTGGAGAAACATCAGCTGAGTTTTTATCTACATCTTCTATGTCCTCTAGTCCCATCTTCGGCATAAAAAACGTGTTAGAAAATGACTGCGTGTTTTGTGCAAAATTCATTTTATGAAACTCGCCATAGTTTTGAGTTATAGCCAACAAAGCCAACATCAATGCATCATGTGCATGATCTACAGCTGAACCGCCGGCTTCAAAAACAGGACGACCAGAAGATGTAGTTCTAGTTACGATATATGAAATTAATTGCATATATATTTCTTCATCTTCTATTGGAAATAATATAATTTCTTTTTCCAAAAATTGCCTTAAGTTATCAACCATATAAGGTTTAATTTCTTTTTTAATAGGAAGTTTTGTATATGGGTCTCTTACTTCTATGGTTTCCCCAAAGCTAACACCTTTAACTCGCTGCCTTAATTGAGACTTTGGATTTTCCATTCCATACTTGTGGAGTAATTCTACTTGAACCTCGCCAAAACCACGGTCAACATAAATGTGCTTAGGCTGAAGTAATTCGTTTAATTCAACAATTCTATTAACACCTTTGGTTAATGTAAATTCAGATTTAGGGATTTCTTCCCTATAACACATTCTGGTTTTATTTCTAAAACGTTCTTCTTCATATAGTTCATTGCAGGTTTCTAGAACAACTATGTTTGTGCCTGCTCCATATTTATCCCAGTCAACGCCAATTGTAAAAAAACTTCTAGCTGAAGTTATCTCTGGATAATATTTCCAACCTGGATCAAGAAAAGCTTTATCTATATATTTTCTAGGGTAAACGCCTTCGCCATCTTCGCCCCAGTCAGCTTCAATTTCATGCCTATACGCACCTTCTGAATATTGCTCTCTAAATTCTTCTTCCTGCTCTTTAGCGAAGAAGGGATTGCAGTAAGATGGGAACCAAAACTCTTTAAATCTATCATTAGATAAACACCATTCCCAAAAACGTTCTCGTCTACCAGTTGGAGTTGATGCACCTATTAAGACCTTGTCTGGTTGGTCCTCAGCGGTCTTCTGAAGCATCGCGTAGAGGGCATCTAGATCGTCTGCATGCATGTAGTCCATTTCGTCCAAAACGATCACATGAGCTTCCTGACCACGAGCAACGTCCGATTTACCTCCCGAGCGCATGCCCGAAGTAAAGAACCTAATTGTTGACCCATTTGAAAATTGAATCATGAACTGAGGGGAAGTAACTTTTCTAGATATAGAGTTAGTTACAAGTTCATTCTTGGAAGCTAATCTTAATATTTCTTGATAGATTAATTCTACGTGAGATTTCATTGGCGCAATGACTAGGCATCTTCCGTCTTTACTGGTATAGCTATAATGAAGAAGATATAAAGCCATACTGTAGGTTTTACCTAAACGACGACCAGCTCTTAATACTTTTCTAAGAGAAGGATCTCTCAATATCAAAGTTTGGTATACTCTGGTTTCAGCACCAAGAAAGTGTCTGCCCCAAGTGCATGGGTCTTTTGCTAAATGGATCTGCCTTTGTTGTTCTGCTGAAATGCCAACTTCTAATAATTCTCTATCTAGCTCAAAGGGCTCGTCTACTAATAATGATAATTCATAATTAGTTACATCCCTACCCATAACTGGACTTCCATCTTTCCAGTTAAGGTGTTGTAGTTTATTCTGAAAAACCCATTCAATTCTATTTACTTGCTTAATGATCTCTGGGTCTTGAGCTTTAAGGATCTCCAAAAGATCTTCCCTAGGAAGCTTCTCCATCATTTTTCTAAATTTAATAGTTTTTTCTGCAATTGTCATAATTGTTTATCCAAAATGAGATGCCATCATTGCACCTTCTGAACCCAATGCTGATCTGGCATTGAGTCTTGAGTTTTGTATTGCTGCTACTCCTCGAGCTCTTGATGTTGCTGCCACTTCGTTGTCCTTGTATCCCATTCCAAACATTGGCTTGTCAATAGAACCCTTCATAGATTTTACAGCATCTTTGGCTAAGTTAATGCCACTTTTGATAACTTCTCCACCCATTTTTCCAAGGTCATAAACTAATGAAGCTGTAGCTATTAAGTTTAATCCAGGGATAGCCATCATTCCAGCTCTAGCACCTAGCGCCATTGCTCCGGTTTTAGTCCCCATTGCTTGAGCTACCCCTTTTACTCCTAGAGTTTTAAAGGCACCTTGTCCAAGGGCCTTAGCTGCTTTTGCTTCATAAACACTTGCAAATCTACCAGTTAATTTTCCTGTTGCGTTGTCTATTCCAAGTCCAGCTTTTCCAGTTTTGTCAAGTGCCATTGCTAAGTGGCTAACAGCTCTATTAGCACCTGTTAATGCTTCGCCCGTAAGTCCAGCAGAACCCGCATGCCCTAATGCCCCTCTAAAGTAACCTTGCATAAGACGTGATGCTTGAGTGGCACCGGAAGAAGCCATTAAGTTTCCAGTAAGTCCAACCTGAGGACCACCTGACAGTGCCTTAGCCATTGGTGACATTGTTGCTTGAGGACCTGCTGCTCTAGCAGCAGCTAATCTTTGAGCAGGTGATTGTGCCTGCATGGCGGATCCAATAGGAGCGTTGCGCATGCCAGCAGCTACTTGAATTGTAGATTTACCTTGCAGCATAGCTGGATTGTTCATCCCTGCTAGTCTACTAACTTGCTCTTGAGCAGTTGCTACTTTTCTTGCAGCTCTTGATGAACCACCAATAGCCCTTTTTTCTAGCATGTCCGTTTTTCTTCCAGCTGTCATCATTGAAATCATGCCACGTTGAAAAACCTGCGTATCGGCAGCTAGTGCTGCATCAGAACCATATACTGCGGTTCTAAATGCACTACTCTTAGCTGCTTGTTTACCGCCATAATTAGCTGCCATTTGAAATGGGGAATAAAATGGAGTTTTTTCTGCAGCGTTGAACATTGCTAAAGAATTATATCTACCTAAGGCTCTTGGTCTAGCAGTTAAGTGATTTGCCCTAAATCCTTTAGTCAATGGCATCTTTGCATTTGCACCTGTACCTGCTGCCTTTGCAGCTCTGGTAGATCTAGAGCCATAGAAGGCTTTACTCGTAGGTCCTTGAAGGGTGCCTTGGCTAGTAAACCCACCAAGCTTTCCTGGTCCGCCTTTTGCGGCCATCCATGAAACCACCACGCATTAAGGTATTAGAACCCCTATGTTGTGCAAAGAGGAATGATGCCGTAAAGCCAGGAACATTTTCTAGCATTCTAAATGCTAACGGGACATCTTGATTTCCTCCAAGTTCATTTTGATCAGGATCCATAGTTACCCCCTTCTAGTATTATGCATTCCGAGAACCATGTCTCCGTATGCTTGAGTTGAGGATGCTTGCATAGCTGATCCTTTTGCATAAGGTGAAGTGTTATAAAATTCCTTATTTCTATTAACATAACCTCTAGTCATAGCAGATGCTCCAATTGCGGCTCCTGCTATAGCTCCAACAGCGCCAAGAGTTCCTCCACCAATTTTTGGACGAACTCCTGCTTTTAATATTGTCTTGCCCCCAATGCCAGGGATTTTGTCTGAAAAATTTAAACCCTTTTGAAGAGTTTGACCTTTAAGAGCAGAACCAGCTGCAGCTGCACCAATTCCACCAAATATACCACCAATCGCTGCTCCACCTATTGTTCCAGCAGCTGCCATCCCAGATCCTGTTTTAGCATCTAGTATTCCACCCGGACTCAATCCTTGTGACCCCATGAAATATTTATCTGCATTTGGATCACCAAAAGCTATATCGTTCCCTGCATCTATTGTGGAGCGTGCTGTTTTGTTCGCTACGCCAGCAGCAAAAGCTCCGCCCAAGACAAGTCCAAACCCTTTGCCGGTAGTCATTTTAGTTCCTAGGTTTGCTAAAGCTCCCATTTAAAATCATCCTCCATAAAGATGGTTGTATTTATTTGAGCCCATTTGAGTGTGCCCTATTTTGTTTCTGTCCAAATTACCAACGATTCCTGATGTAACCAATGGATCTCTTCTAGTGCTCTGAGGACCTGCAAGTGATGCTTGGCTTCTTTGCGTTGCCCTTCTTGGGTTGCCTGGTTCTGTTGGTTGAGATTTAACGGTCTCATCGTAAAGATCAGACTCCCTGTGCTTCTTAGACATATAGTAACCAGCACCTAGCGCAGCTAGACCTATTGAAGCATAACCTAATTTGGTTTTATTATTAAGAAAAAAATCAGTCATTGGTGTTTTTATATCTGTCCTAATTTTTTTACTTAAATCAACTTCTTCACTTAGGACTTTAGATCTTTTAGATTTTCTGACTACGGTTTCTGCCCTTTTTCTTGCTCTTGGATCATCCTCTAATATTTGCCCCATTTCATTAGCTCTATTTAATGCTTGTTCAGCTTCTCGTTGAGCCATTTCATCAGTTAAACCTATTGCTAAATCGCTTTGAGTATTTCTCATAGCAGACATAGTTAAAGCTCTGTTTT